CCAACGCTTAACGGGGGCATACCTCCGGGAGCCGCAGTGGGGTCTCCGAGAGTTGGGTCAGCGTCAGGCGGAACGACGTCCGTAATATCAAACTCTGGCTGAGGAGCTACTTCAGTAGGCATACCGCCCGGAGCCGCAGTAGGATCTCCAAGCGTTGGGTCCATACCCAAAGAACCTTCAGGAACTTGTGACGTAGAAGGATAACCTGTGTCCCACTCAGGACTTGTGGTTGGTATCTCAGGAAGTTTAGGGGCCTCAGGCAGCATATCAGGCGGCGCTGACCCCTCAGGATAATAGTCGGCACCTAGCTCAGGATACACCACATCAGGTGTCGGAGCACCAGCGGCTTCTGAAAGGATCTGCTGGATACCTGCTTCACCAGCAGGAATGTTGGGGTTATAACCTAAATCCGGCATACCGCCGTAGCCTGCGGTAGGATCTCCAAGAGATGGATCTCCAAAAGCGGGGTCAGGCATCCCCCCAAAAGCAGCGGTAGGATCTCCTAACGTAAAGCCCGGAACAACATCTGTGATGTCAAACTCAGGCGCAGCACCCCCTAACAGACCCTTAATTCCCGATGCATCAAGTGCCATCGACGTTCCAAACGATAACGCCGCAGCTTTCAAAGCGTCACTTAGGTCACCCGGGCCGTATGCTGCCTGCGCACCAGATGTCAAAGCAGCCGCCACAGGACCGCCACCCGGTATCAAAGCAGCTATAACCGGCAGGAGCGGGTTAGACATAATTGAGTTGGTAAAACTCTTCCAACTCGACGGCTCTTTATAGGCTGTTTGGAAATAAGTTGGGGTGCCGTTTACAAAATCTAGGCCGTATCCAATCTTGACGCGATCCGCCGCACCTCGGCTCTGGAGGATGTTTTCTTGACCTTCATATTTCCCGTATTGGTCGATCTTTAGCGGCTCTCCAGTCTCAGTGTTGACGTATTGAGTACGGGGGCTTTCGATGTAACCTGACGGAGGTGTTTGGCGATACCCACCATACTCAACACCCTCCCCACCCTGAACCTCCATGGTGGGGTCAAAAACACTTCCAACGGGTTTAAAATCCTTAACTGTATTTGGGTTTACCGGAACCGGCTCACCAGTCTTAGGATTGTCGTAATAGTATCCAGTAGCATACTCATCACCCTCTCCACTTGAGTATGTTATGTATCGTCCAAACTTAATCGGAATCTTATCAACTACATTCTCTTTCTTAACCTTATAGATGTCCGTGATGCCCGACTCAGCTAGCTCCTGAGCCATCAGCACCATACCTTCATCTGCCGTCAAGTCAGAGTGCGGGCCATACAGTTTATTTGCTGCGTTGGGGTCTACAGCGGCGATACGGTCCCGTTGGTCTACGAGCTGGTCATAGACTTTCTGAGCGGACTGATTTAGTTGATCACGTGTGTGGCGGGCATCTGCCATACATCACCTCAGGTCAAATCGTAGAATTCAAGCACGCCGATGATGTCATCGGAGCCAGTCAACACTCGGGCTGCAACGGTATAGATGTCGCTCGTCCCGCCGATTGTTCGACCAAGCTGAAGGTCGAAGTTGTAGGCAAAATTTGATTCGACCTGTCCTGATGATTGGTTGGTTGAGCTGACATACCCGGATTGAACAATCGTCCCACCAGTCAAAGCTGTTGCCGATACGTCGTAGTCTGCGTTGGGTGAGTCACTCGCCACAAACGAAGCACCGGTCAGGGTTGCGTTCTTGATCAGAGCAATCTCGTAATCCGCGTTACCAACAGGAAGCACGCTGTACTTAAACGGGATGATGACTGCATCCAGCCTGCTGGAATTCAACTGGATACTGACCAGAGGTTCAAACGATGTACCAACCGTCGTTGTTGCGGTCATCCTCGCCACAGTAGCCGCAACCTTCCTCTCATACCCACCCTCAGAGATCACTGTCGAGCAAATCTGTTTCATCGAAGAAGCAGAGGCTGTGACACCCGTATTCGTGATCTCATACCTGATCGGTAGAATGGCAGTCGTCATGTAAACTCTAGAACCGACGTTCGAGTTGTCAAAGGTATGCGCGATGATCAGTTGACCCTCAATGACAAACCCACACCGCACAGTCCCAACACCCAACCACTCAAAGTCCTGCCAGAAGATCTGAGACTTGCTGATGTCTAGAGTGATGCCGCTGTCTCCGGTGCCATTAAGCTTGTCTGTATTCCATGCAGACTGAGCGATACGAGTATCCACAACAGAGCCAGAGGTGTACGATCTCCTGACGAAGTAAAGCTGGTCCCCGTCATGCTCAAGGAATATGCCGTTCTGCGTTGAGAAGTATCCAACCCGTTGCCGCAGATTTACCTTGGGCGTATCAAGCACAAAGGTCGTCATCACCAGCAGAGACTTACCCGGTTGGTAAGGAAACACTCGATAGCTCTGCCGAACAACTTCACTGCCCGAGCTTGTGGTCACGCTTAGCTGGACAGAACTCTCGTTGGGGAGATAGGTTGTACTGCCGCCGGTTGAAGTGGCTGTGTCAAAATCACCCGAATCGGCATACCGGTTCTGGGAGTCAAAGATAGTGAAGGGCTGACTTGCACGAAGCCGCCCGAACGCATCACCGGCTGACCCGGCTGCATAAATCCCAGTTGATCCTGTTGTTGCCACGAGCCTACTCAAAAAGTTGTCTAGCTGGTTGAAGTAGATCCGGAGGACGTTGTTGTACTGGTTCTGGTAGCCAGTGTCATACTGACCGGGAGGGAGAGGAAGTGCAGGGGCTCTGAAATTGTAGGAGATGTTACTCATGGACCACCTGTAACCCCGTAGCCTGACCCACGACCATCAGCCTGCATATCAAGGCGCAGCGAACCTAACTGCCACTGCACACCCAAAGTTGAAGATTCAAATCGAACTGAAATCTGGCGACCTCTCAGACGGATGTACACCTGACCTGTAAAAGCTTCTATGGGCACGGTTGCCGTGCGTACTACGGTCGCATCTGCATTACTGGATGTACCGCCCACAGAGGCGGGGGAGAGGTACCCCGATCCAGAGTTAGCAAGAGGTTTGAGCGTAAGCGTACCAGAAGGCGACCCAGCAGTCGAGCCTCTAAAGGTCACGTCAGGCAGTACTCGCTTCACAAACATGAAGCTGTCGCCGTCATCCAGATCTATTTCAGCGGACTCAATGTAGGCATCGATGGGTTGAGGCGTCGCAGTCTGATTGTCGTCTACACCAAATTCGTGGTCTACGAGGTTGTTGTCATAGGTTGCTGCAAGCGGATAAACGAGGATGCCTGAATCAATCCAAGCTGTACGCCCAAGAGTGCCGTAGTACCAGATGTCCTCAAGATAATTGTAGATAACGTATCGGTCAATGACCTCAGAGTTTGCACTGGGGTAGAACCACCAGACCTCGTTGAACCCTTCGTTAGTCCCGGAGCAAATCTGCTGGAACTGATTGATGTTGATGTCTGAAAAGATGTACTGCCTGAGGTTACAGTTAAGTGTCTTAGTCGTACCGCTGTAGACATAGAACTTATCCACACCCATCCAGAAAGCCACACCGTTGGAGTAAGCCACAGCATTCTGGCCCACAATCGAGATGTTCTCGCCGACCAACTGGGCACCCCAGCCTGTCGGGGCACCAAGATTTTGAAGCGCGTAGAGCGCCGCATCCGTCCAGACTAGGACTTCCTGCCGAGACTGTATGGCTGTGATGATCTGTGACCCGCGAGAAAGCCGCAGGCTACCTGCTTGGTTGATAGCAGATGGGGTCCAGTTCAGCGCATCCTCCTGATCAGACCAGCGGATCAACATAGGATCAGCAGTAGTTCCGCCGTAGTCGTTACAGCCAAACGCAAAGACAAACCGGCTGATGTCAGACACCAAGATGTAGTTCTGCACCACCGGTACGTCCGACGCTCCGACCTGTGTGGCGAGATCAACCGCCCTTACCGTCGGGCCAGAAGATGTATCCCAGTAGTAGACCCCGCCGCCGCGAGGGCCAAAGATCAGATCTTCACCAAAGTTTGACTG